GGCGGTTTGCGGTGGTTCTTTGTAGAGCGCCTGGAGTCCTAGTTTGATCGACTTACGCAGATCATTCAGCCACGGACTCGACGTACTCATCTAATAATTCCGGAAGTTGCTCACCAAAGCTGGCGGCAATATTTCGAGCAAGCGCGATCTCCCGCTCCACCGACTCGATGACTCGAGGGTCAACCTCAGGGTGGCGCCGAGTGACGGTCTTACCGACGGTGTCCAGTTTGGAGCCGATCTGTGCAGCGATTTTGGCCAGGGCAAAAGTTGCGAATGGAACGGGGACCAGCTGCTTGTCCAGCACCTGGTTCTTCTTCTCTTGGGCGATGCGCTGGGCGGCAGTCAGCCCCCGACGCTCTTCGAGCAGTTCGTACTCGACCATCGGATTGATACCTTCGGTTCCATCACCCGCTGGTTGTTGTTTCCGTTGCGCGTGTTCAACGCGGTTTTCGACCACGTTCTGCACGGTATAGAACGCCTCGCGACCGATGCGTGCGACAGGCGCAACTCCCCATTTGTCAAAGGCTTGCGGCGAAATCCCCAGGCTCGAAGCCATCTCGGATTTGTTCAACCAGCCGCGCTGTTTGGTTGTTTCGTTTTTGGCCATGACTAAACAACAACCAACCGTGGGAAAAAGGTCATACATATTTGGCGCGCGGGGCCCGAATTACCCGCAAGGGGTCGGGGGCCCGGGAAGGACCCAAAGGGGGGGTCCCCCCTGCCCTCTATCGATGCGGACTATCTGGAACCGGGTTGAAGCTGTCAGGTGGCCCGTTCAACGGGTCGTGGCACGCGATCAACTCGCCGTCATCATTGAAGTAAAGGTTGATCAATCGCTCGGGGTTTGCTCGACTGCCATCCCCACGCATGGCGCTGACCCATATCAGCGAGACACGCGCAGCACTCGGAGGCAGGTGACATTCAATGGCCATGGAAATCTCCCATAAGATTCTCGCAACACTAGACAAGCTTGATGGCGTGTTCCGTCGGCATGATCAGCCAGGATCAAACAGCTCAGCGCTCGGCCAGGTACGATCTATATGCATCGAACTAAAAGGTCATCATGGATACATCACAGAGAAAGCTGGCCGTATTTCGCAGTTGGCGGCTATCTACTACAGCGACCGCAAATACCTGAAACATCCAGGCGGACATGAATCACTGCTAGCCGAGATGAGCTTTCAACTGCCGAACGTCATCCGCAGTCAAGTGCACTACTTAGACTCGATATCTACCGAGCATTCGGACGAAGATTAAGGCACCTCATCACCGGGCCGTCGACAGTGCCTGGTCCATCGCGCTGGCGAACTCACGCTCTCGGTTCGCCTTCACGATGTTGTCTGCGATCTTGTAGAACGGAACGATCACTCGATACCCAGGCTCGCTGTCACTGAAGATGAAGACCGGTCGAACAGCATCACCGAACGCGGTCTTCTTCCTCTCCCAGACACCTTGGGTTCCATCGACATCACCAGCGAAATACTTCTGGGCGTTGCCCTTGCGCTTACTGCGCTTGCTGCCTGTGGCGTTGGCCTGCACACCACTGACCGTCTCGGCTGCACCCAGGCCAGATAGAATCTTCATGATCGTGCCGCGAGGGACGTTACCGAACTGATTGAGTGCTGATGCCGCTGGGATGGCGTACTGACCAGGCTTCATGATGCCCTTGCCGATCAATGCCTTTTCGAAACGCTTATGTGGCCGACGACCGCCCTTCACTGCCTGCTGCAGGTAGGTGTCCGCTGGAACGCCTGAAGTCCAAGCATCCTTGAAGAAGGTCCGTGCCTCAGGCTTACCCTTCTTGGCAGCCTTCACATACAGGCTATTCATCGTGGTTGCGGTTGGCCTATCGAGTCGAGCTCTCAAAACTTTGAGTTCGCCCTGCTTAACCAGCATTGCCAAACGAGTGGCCATCAAGGCAAAGGCAAAAGGGATCTGCTTACTGCCAACGATGCGGAGAGCCTTCGAAAGCTCCTCCACGTTGGTGTGGGCCTCGATTTTGACCATCTTTAATCACCCTGATTTGTGGCGATCCACCTGTTCAGGTGTTGGTTTGTCGCATCCCATGCAGTGCTCGCAATTCAACATGCGGCACAGCCAGGCTTTGACCGTCAGCCACCAGGTGACCATGAAGATGTGTCGTACACCGGCCAAGGCCAACGATACATGCAGGGTCAACCCGGCATTGGTCGGCCCGAAGAAAAAAGTCTGATTACGAGCCATCACGACATATCCACTGATGGCAATCGCCGAGTAGATCAGCTTGCCCACAATGCCATCCCTGACCTTGCCGCTCAGCACGCACCAGGTCGCCCAAAGTGCGATCAAGCCGCAGGCAATGGAGTTAATCAGTTCGAAGTTCATGGTGGATTACCCCCGCCGAACCGCTGGCGGATGAGCGCCCAGAGGTCCGCGGCCTTGATGGCGCGATTGATCGCCGCCAGAAGTGAGCCGCCGAAGGTGCCAAGAAGAAAGCCGATGCCGGCGACGATGCTCGGCTCAGTGACACCGAGATATGCGCTGACCATGCCTGTCAGGTACAGAGAGCAGGCCACTCCAGTGACCAGAAAAATTGCCCAGGCCCGCCAGTCAGTGAGGTCGTCCTTGTGCCACCAGCTGGCGACGATTGCGCCCACCAAACCCGCGATAAGCCACTCAGCTTTGTCGAACAGGCGATGCAGAAGATCCATGCGCTCGACTCCGACTGCATGACAGGATTTAAGTCAGCTCCAGCAGCACACCCAGCTCGGGGCGATGGGTGTGGTGGAGCCGAAAACGAAAAAGCCCCGGCAAATGCCGAGGCTCTTTTATGTAAAATCTAAAGCGTTCGCGGTAGATCGAAAATTCTTAATTCAGAACAAACACTCGATTTTCTCGAACTGTCCGTTATTTTTAAGCTGTGCCTTTATCGATGCTAGTGCATCGCTCACACCCTGTTGGCTTACGTTCCAATCCGTGGCATCTACCCAAACCTCGCCATAAAAACTGCCAGCGACTAATGGCTTCTTTTTTTGCACGTCAGGTTCAGAGCAATCGAAACTGCCGTCAATCAACTTATAACGAAGAAGAAAACCTTCGCTGGTCTCGTTTAGCTTTTCAAAGCCCCAGCTAAGCATTTGATCCGTAATAGCGTCATAAGCTTCTGAGTAATCCATGTGCATGCCTCCCTTAATAAAATGTAAGGGTACGACATTGGTGGAGTACCTGTAAAAGCGCGTATAGAAGCGAAAAAAGCCCGACGCAATGGACGGGCTTTCTCTGTGGTGTCGTGCTGAAACAGCTGAACACCGTGCCATGAAAACAGGTCGTTATCCGCGTGGAAAGACTTTTTTACGCTGCCTCGCGAATGCCTTCCAAGGCGCAGTCAATCCAGGCTACACCAGCCTTAATTAGTTCCCTGGCCTTCGCCTCACCGATGCCGTTTTCCCTGCCGATTCGGAGTGCGGGCCACTTGGCGCCGAAGTAGAGCCAGATGAAATTACCCATCTGGTCGTCTCGGTTGATCAGCCGAGCGACTGCGCCGTCCACCACCAGGGCCAGGTCATCAGTCAGCGAATACTCCTTCACCCCACCTTCGCACGGGACGTTGTCGCGGATCAGTGCATAGAGGGGAGACACGTACCGCGGCACGCCCATCCCATCCATCCGCCAGAACCCCCATTGCTCGAGCAGCCATTCGGTGTCACCCAGGGGTTTGCCTATATACGTTCGCTTTTTCATGCGGCTTTCCTCGGGGTCGGTTCGTCCATACCGAAAAGCTCGCGCAGCAGCTTGTCAGCGATTTTACTTTTCGCGTTACCTTCGGCGATCCACATGCGGGCGAAAGCTTCGAACCCAGAGCTGGACCTCGACGCGTGCCAATCTGCCACGACATCCATGAATGCCGCTGAGCCGATACGGCCGTTGGTCTTTTCGAGCAGCAGGCGGTTGCCCTGCTTCAGGAACTTGCACTCGACCGGGGTCAAGCTTTTACGCGGCAATGCCGCTGTCACGTTATTCATTGCCGTCTCCAGAATGGACGTTGGGGGTGGTGTTCATCGTGGGCTCAGAAGCCGTTTTGCCTAATAACCTCCTCCCTTGGGATGGATGCAGATTTTCGCTACAAGCCTCTGTTTCAGTGGCCTGCACGCTACCTGCTGCGCTCCTCTGTCCTGCATATATCTCGGAATGCAGAGCCTCGAAACCATGCTGATCTAGGTACCGATGCCACGCCTCCAAGGCCTTGCGCTTCATGCCCTCGGCAGTGGTGTGGATGTAGGTTGCATCGAGGTCTTTCATGGCGTGGTTCAACAGCATTTCACCCACCATGTAATCGACGCCCAGATCAGCCCACGCGGTGCGGGCCACCTTGCGCAGGTCGTGGCTCGACCATTCGCCTTTGCCCACGCTGGCGAACACGGTGCACGCCTTGCTGGGGCTCAATGCCGATCCGCTGCTGCCAGGGAACAGGAAAGGCCCGGTGTAACGACTCGCTGCCTGCTTGGCCCGGTAGCGCTGTAGGAGCGAACACGCCTGATCGGTCAGAGGCAGGGTGTGCTCGGCCTTGGTTTTGGTGTCATCTGCCGGGATGAACCATTGCCGCGTGGTGAGGTTGATGTTCTTCCAGCGCGCCAGGCGGGTCTCTCCCAGCCGCGTGCCGTGGCAAAGCATCATCATCGGCAACATGGTCGCCACCGGCACGGCATCGAATTGCTCGGCGAATACCTGTAGGAGCGAAGGCAGGTCATCACCCCGCAAGCGCGCTGGCTTTGGCCTGATCCGCGTCCGGACGAAGTCTGTGAACTTGAGGTCGGCCATCGGGTTCACGTCCAGCAGGGCCAGACGCGCGGCTTGCCGGAATGCAACCGCCAGCACGCCGTAGACCGAACGCACGAACGACAGAGCGAACTGCTCCTGCATTGGCCACATCAGCAGACGATCAAGCCCCGGACGGTCAAACTCTGAGAGAGCGACTTCCGCCAAGCGTGGCACCAGGTGGCAACGCAACGCTGATTGAGCGCTGGCCTTTCGCTTGGCAGACAACCCCCTATCGCGACTCATGCGGTCGGTGTACCAACTCAGCAGGTCGCCCACCGTGCTCCAGGCGCTGATGGTCGATGCTGCTTTTGGATCGGCCGACCGTCGCGTCAAGATGCTCGGTAGCGTGGCCAGCATTGCCTTGGCGCTGATGCCCGGATAATCGCCAGCCTTGCCCCACCTGCCGGCGATAACGACGTGCCAAGCGCCTCTGCTGCGGTCTACGGTCGAATAGCGAAAGCGCAACTCGCGGTACCGAGGATCACGCAACTGGCGGATATCTGTGTTCGCGTGCCGACGGATCTCGGCATCACTCAAGGACACCGCCAGCGTTTTCGGAGTAAGGGTCATGACCGCGCCCTCCCCTTGTACTGGCTAGCGAAGGGGCGGCCGGCTTCGACTTCCTCGTTGGAAGGCTCGCGGCCGGCGAAGTTGACGAATCGCGCAAACTGGCCTTGCTGCTGGACCAGGCACGAACTGACCGGCGCGTGCCTGCACTTGGGCATGATCAGTTCGGTGACGCCGTTCTGGCCCTCCTCGCTGTCCATGTCGCGGTGTACCAAGAGGATGCAGTGAGCGTCCGCCTCGATCTGACCAGAGTCGCGCAGGTCTGAAGCGATCGGCTTCTTGCCCGGGCGTTTGGTGGAGTCGCGGTTGAGTTGCGCCAGCAGGATCACCGGCACGTTGAGCTCCTTGGCGATGTTGACGATCCCCGTCGATATCTTGCCCAGTTCGGCAGTGCGGTTGAACGCCTTGCCGTCCGAACCGATCAGCCCGATGTAATCGATCACCACCACGTCGAGACCATGGGCGCGTTGAACCTGACGGCAGATGCTGCGGATACGTGCGACCGTGAGCCCCGACTTGTCGCTGAGGTACAACGGGGCGTCCATCAGCTTGCTGACTGCCGATGTCAGCCGAGGCCAGTCGTCGTCCTGAAGCTGTCCGTCGTCGAGTTTCCGCAGGTCGACACCGCCAATTGATGCCAGAGCGCGGTTTCCCAGCTCCTCCTCCGGCATTTCCAGCGAGAACACCATTCCAACCCCGGCACCGGAACAGGCGATGTGCTGCGCGATTTGCAAGCCAAGGGTTGTCTTGCCGCTGCCCGGGAGCCCGGCCACGATCGTGACGGTTTTTTTCCGTAGCCCACGGATCATCTTGTCCAGTTCCACCAGTCCGGTGGACAGGCCTGATTGCACTGCTCCATTAAACTTTGCTTCGATGATGTCGATGTTCCTGCCGATCACCTCATCCATACGCTTGTAGTCCGGCTCGCCGGTGTCGAGGTCGCGCAAGTCCGCCATGGCCTGCTGGGCGCTGGCGATAATCTCGGCCACCGGCTTGTTTTCACTTGCCGAGTCACGCACAGCGTCAGCTGCATCCACCAGGCGCCGCAGCACCGCCCTCTCTCGGACAGTCCGCGCGTAGGCTTTCCAGTTAGCGGTGCTGGGCGTGTTCTTCGCCAACTCGCCGGCGTAAGCCAGGGTGATGGTTCCGCTCGGCAGGTACGGCTTGAAGTTGTGCAGCGTCACCGGGTCAATAGGCTCGCCGGTGCCATGCAGATCGATCATCACCTGGTAAAGCGAGGCGTTTTCCGGATCGTGAAAGTCCGCCGGCGCCACGCTGCTGGTGATCGAATCGAACAGATCGCCGTCCAGCAGCAGCGAACCGAGCAGAGCGTGCTCCGCTTCGTCGCTGTACAGCTCGCGATAGTCGTTCATGCGCGCCTCCGCTCGGAGTCCCAAGTGAACCCGGCCAGCAGCGCCTTGTTCTCCCGCAGACGATCGAGTGCCCGCTCGCCGATGTACAGGCCAAGCCCTTTGGCGTCCATATTCGATACCACCACCGTAGGCTTGACCAGTTGATAACGGCGATCAAACACCTCATGCAGTACCGCCAACTCGTAAGCGGTACCGGCCTGGGCGCCTACTTCATCAATCACCAGCAGGTCGAGGTCGGCCAGCTCGGCGATCACATCACGCTCGCTGTACCCGGCCGATCGATCCATCGAGCCTTTGAATACCCGGATGATTTCGGCCGCCGAGGTAATGACAGCAACGGCGCCGAGCTGTCGAACGACTTGTTGGACGATGCTGCTGGCCAGGTGCGTTTTGCCGGTACCGACATTGCCGCACAGCAGCAGGTTTCGACCGTCCCGGAAGTGATCACCGAAGTTATCGGCGTAGCCCTGACAGATCGCCAAGGCCTGGCCCATCGCCGAGTTATCGACTCGGTAGTTGGCGAACATGCTGCCAGCAAAGCGTGGCGTGATGCCGGAGCCTATCAACGCGGTGTTGATCCGTTCGGCCGCGGCGTGAGCCACGGCCTGCAGGTTCGTCTCGCTGCCCTCGGGATCGAC